TGGACGCAGCATACGAGCGACTACCAGAACTTGAATCTTGGATTGACTGGAGAAACTCACAATTGTTCGCATATGATGGTGCCAAACTGCACAGATATGTTGCGGACGAGGCTGGTAAGCTAGAGGATGTCGATATCTGGGAACGCCACATGGTTGTAAGGTTCTGTCTTGAGCAAGATGGTCAGTTTATTGGTAAGGCTCTGTATACCACCACAGTAGAAGAAATGTCTGGCGGAGGTGATGGATTTAAAAAGCTATGGAGAAACAGCGACCAGACAAAACTCACTGACTCGGGAAGGACGATAAGTGGTCTTTGGAGATATTTCACCCCATCATACGAAACACTGTTCTTTGATGAGTATGGCCTTCCAAGAGTAGACGAATCAAAGGCGTACTATTTAGGTGAGCGAAAAGCCCTGCAAGGCGATAGTAAATCCCTATCAAGCTACATCCGCAAAAATCCATTCTCCCCAGAGGAGGCGTTTAGGACAGACGGCGATGAATGTTTGTTCGATGCGATGAAGCTAAATGACCAGCTTGAACATATACAGTGGGCGCCATCAAGACCAGAGGTCGGTAACTTAATCTGGAAAGATGCGTCAAAAAAGGACGAGGTGGTATTTGTCCCAGACATCAATGGTAAATATAAAATACTGCAGCACCCAGATAAGCCAAATGCAGTATCTGAGAAAAATGGTCGTAGAACACCTGGTGAGCGAATTAAGTATGTTGCTGGCGTTGACCCCTATGACTTGGACCAGACCGTAGATGACCGTGGGTCTAAAGGAGCTGCTTATGTATTTAAAAAGTTTGATGCATTCGACGAAATGTCTGGCTTGCCAGTTGCTGAGTATATCTATAGACCAGCGATGGCCAAGATGTTTTACGAAGACATGATTAGACTTATTCATTATTATGGTGCTAGCGCCCTAATTGAAAGAAACAGAGTAAACTGTATTCAGTACCTTTGTGAGATGGGTTATGATGCCTTTGTGATGAAAGTAGGAGGAAAACACGGTATTCACGCCACAGAGCGTACCAATAGACAATTGGCTGAATACATGGAGGAATATGTCTATAATCACGCAAGTAGCCTGTATTTCGAATCTTTGATTAATGACTTGCTTGAATTTAGAGTAGAGAAAACGACAAAATTTGACGCTGCGATGGCCTTTGGTTACTCACTGATGGCCGATAAGAACACGCTGTTCGAGCGTAAGGAGATTAAAGCATCCATCTCGGACATATTTAAAAAACATCAAATTCAAGGACGCTACTAATGAGCAAGTACGGATACCCATCACACTTGATTCCAAACTCTGAGAAAAATCGGGATTGGATTCTTGCCTATGTAAAAGCTGCACACAAGGAGTTCAATGGAATGAACGGTAAAATATTCTATGGCGCTAGATACACGTATGCCACTATCCGTGACTACGCCATGGGAACGCAGTCAATCAGCAAATACAAGCGAATGCTTGACGTTTCCGAAAGCGAAAACGACTCTTGGCTGAACATCGACTGGTCCATCCTTCCTGTTGTGTCTAGATTCCGACGCCTGGCCCTCGCCAAGCTTTCTAAGCGCTCATACAATATCACCGCTACGCCGATTGACATCCTTTCTCAGGAGGAGATTCAGGGATACAAGGCCAAGCAGGAGGTCAAGATTAAAATGCGCTCTGAGCTTCAGAAGATGAACTCTCCATTGGCAAACGAGGGAGTATTCTCAATGGAAGAGGGAGAGCCCCGTGACATGGAGGAACTGCAAATCCATATGGACTTCAGTTTCAAGCACAAGCTCAGCGAAGAAATCGAAGAGGTAATCAAGAATGTACTAAACATCAACGACTACGAAGAGATTCGTAATAGACTCCTTGAGGATGCCTTTGACTTTGGTGTTTGTGGCGTAAAAGAGTATGTTCAGGACGGAGTAGTTCGTTTGCGTCACGTGCGTCCAGAAAACATAATCACGTCATACTGCATGAATCGTGACTTCAGCGATGCGCAGCACATTGGCGAGCTCAAGATGATGAGCCTTGCAGACATTCGCAGACAGGCTGGTGCTGAATTTAGTGAAGAGCAGTTCTATGATATCGCTGAGCGTTTCGTGAACTCGTTCCAGAATCCTAGCGCTATGCCGCCCAAGCGGGGTGTCGGTGCCGACTACGATAGCTTCCAGATTCCTGTATTGGACATCGAGTTCATTTCGGTAAACAGCATCGACATTGAAAGCAGAGTCGATAAGCGTGGAAACCAAGTGCGTCGTGTGTTTAACAAAGCCAGAAAGCGCAAGACAAACGATTACACTACCACCCACTACAAGGTTGTCTACAAGGCCAAGTGGATTTTGGGCACTGAGTACCTGTTCGACTACGGCCTGTGCACTAATATGAAGCGTGAGCGGTCAAATATGACGGAGACTACGATGTCATACCACCTGTTCGCCCCCGAGTTTTACGATATGCGTGCCACTTCAATTATGGAGCAGGTAATCCCAATTGCAGACTCTATTCAGCTGAACTGGTTTAAGCTTCAGAACGCAATCGCTATCGCAAGACCAAAAGGTATTCAGATTGCACTTGATGCAATTGAAAACATCCCATTGGGAAGTGGCGGAGCAGAGCTTTCTCCTAAGGACGTACTCGACCTTTTCAATAAAAAGGGAACGCTCGTTTACAGGTATCTTGACCCGAGCGGTAACCCCAGCCCGTATAAGCCAATCGAAGAAATCGAGAACGGCCTTGGTCGTGACGTAAGCACGTACTACGACTTGATTACTCGCAACATGCAAATGCTTCGTGACATCACTGGTCTAAACGAGTACGTGGACGGAAGCAGCATCGACCCAAGAACCCTGTCTAACGTAACCAGACTTGCGGAAGAGGCATCTAACAACGCTCTATTTGCATGTGTACAGGCCGACAGAATCATCCTGGAGCGTGTGGCTAAAACGGTAATCGTAAGACTTCAAGACCTTATTAAGTTCGGAACGTACCACCCAGCATACAAAAAAGCGCTTGGCGTGGAGACCATCAAGTACATCTCTGGCAACGCTGATTTTTCTTACCGTGAGTTCGGAATCAAAATCGAAGACAAGCCTGACGTAATTGAGCGTGAAAAGCTAAAGGCTATGGCTGGTCAATACATGGGTGCAGGACTTATTGACTTCGAGGACCTTGTTCTTATTGAGAACAGCGAGAACCTGAAGAAGGCTCAATACATCCTTGCCTACAGACTAAAGAAGCGAAAGGAAGAGAAACTCAAGGAGTCTATGCTCTTGCAGCAGCAGAACGCAGCAGTACAGCAGCAATCCGTTGCGGCCAAGGGCGAGGCAGATATCGCTAAGATTGAGGCCCAGGGACAGATGAAGATGGAACTGGAAAAACTCAAGGGAGAAATCGAAGCACAGCTGGAGCAGATTAAAGCTCAGCTTGCATCACAAAGAGTGCCTACGCAGCAATAGTTGCGTAGACATTCTAAATTGTCTAATTTTACAAAAAATTTGAATTATGTCTAGTGAAGTTACTTTTGAACCGATTCCCGCAGGAGAGCCTGCAATAATTAACATTGACGGCCCAGCGCCAGAACCGGCACCAGCACCAGCTGCTGAACCTGCTCCCGCAGCAGACCCAGCCCCTGCCCCAGCAGAGCCCGCAGCAGATGGTGGTGAACCAGCCCCAGCGTTTGACCCGATAGAATACGTGAAGTCGGCAACGAATGGCCGATACAGTTCTTTGGATGAATTACTTGAGTTGGCGGAGAAGGATGCTCCTGAACCTCAATTCAAGGATGATTTTATTAAGAGCGCTGTCGAGTATTACGAAAAGAATGGAAGTCTAAAGCCATTCTTGGAGGCAATGCAGATGGACTACGATAAGATGGAGCCAATCGAGCTTATGAGACATAAGCTGCGCTCCGACTACTCGGACCTGTCTGAAACTGCCTTCAACAAACTCTTCAAGCGTGAGGTCGTAGACAAGTACAATCTTGATGAAGACACTTACGAAGAAGAGGACGTAGAACTCGGAAAACAGCTTCTTAAAAAGGATGCGGAATCTCTGCGTCAACAGCTCAAGTCTGAGCAGTCTAAGTTCCTCGAGCCAGAAAAAGACGGTCAAGATGATAGTCTCCAGCTTGCGGAAGAGTGGGCAAATCGGGTGCAAACCGATGCGCTTACTCAACAACTGATTCAGTCGAAGGCTGTAACCATCGACCTTGACGGTGAGGAATTCAATTACGAAATTGAAAACCCTCAGCAAGTCATGGAAATGACGGTGGATAATTCCAAGTTTTTTAACTTATTTCTAAATGAGGAAGGCGAAGTTGATTTAGCGAAATGGTATAAAGTTGTGGCATTTGCCTTAGAACCTGATGTGTACGAGCGAAGTCTCGTCAACCACGGCAAGACAGTCGGGGTTGGGGATGTGGAACGTACACTGAAAAACCCAGAGGTTCCGGCCGCTGGCACTAAGGCACCGCAGGCAGCTCAAGATTGGACACAAGCATTCCTCGATGCAGCATTAAATCAAAAACGTAAATAAAAACTCATAACATGAGCTACAATAAAAACTTCATCTCGTCTATCCACTTCTTGGATAAGCGTGAAATCTTGTCGCAAGTTCTGGATGTCCAGAACGAAGACCCCTCGTTCCTCGACGTAATGGAGGGAATGCGCCGTTCTGTTCCTACGAGCAGCGCTATCTTCCACAACTACGTTAACGAGCCCGTTTACGAAAAGCTTACCCTGACCGGTACGGCTGCTGGTGACAACCTCACCAACGCTAAAATCCGCAAAGGTGACGTTATCGTTGACGTAGCCAACAACACGATGTGGTTCGTAAAGAACAACGCTTCTTTGGAAGGTTCTAACATCGTTAAGCTTGGTGGTTCTGGAACGTCTATCGCTGACGGAGCTACCGTTGTTGTTATTTCTAACGCTCACGGCGAAGGTTCTGGCGCTCCTGCTGGCCTGAAGTACGGCTTGAAGAAGTACAGCAACAAGGTTCAAATCTTCAAGAACAGCTACCAGTTGACCGACGTCGAGTTGACCAACAAAATCAGTGTTCAGTTCAATGGTCAAGAGTACTACATGTACGCTGCCCAGCACAACGCACTGATGAAGTTCCGCAACGACATCGCTTACGCTCTGTTGTTCGGTAAGGGTAATGCTTCTACCTTCTCTGGATTCGGTAACGACTACACTGCTGCTACGACCGCTGGTCAAATCGGTGGTGTTGCTGTAACCCAAGTTGTTGATGCCGATGGCAACCCCATCCAATTCACCAAGGGTCTTGTTGAATGGTGTAAGGACGGTCTTGATTTCGCTGGTTCTGCTGGCGACCTGAATACGATGGGCACGGCTGGTCTTGCTGACTTCGCTGAGTTCGTTAAGGTTATGGACAAGACTCGTGCTCCTTACGAATACATGCTGTTCGCTGGAACCGGTGCTAAAATCCAACTTGACAACCTGTTCAAGAACCTTGGTTCTTCTGGTGTTACTAGCGTTCGCCTGAACGTAGCTGGTACCGCTGTTGACTTCGGTATGGAGCAAGTTAAACTGTACGGCCGCAACTTCATCATGAAGGCGTTCCCGCAGTTCTCGCACGTAGCTGGTGAAGCTGCCATCGCAAACGCCTCTGAGACTGTTCTGTTCGTACCGAACGACAAAATCAAGGTTCATGCTGGTAGCGGAACTGTAGACCGCATGCGTGTTCGTTACCTCGAGGGACCCAACACCAACCTTGCTTACAAGGAGTGGATGCTGGGTGGTCTTGCACCGACCCCGACCGACGGCCGCAGCGTACTGGAAGCTGTATACGAATCTGCTCAAGGTCTTGAAATCCTTGGTGTTGAGCACTTCGGTATCGCCCAGTTTGCCTAAACCAACTGAGGGGAGGAGGAAACTCCTCCCTTCTTTTTTTTAATTTGATTTACTAAATCTAATTGTCATGAGAAGCACAAAATATTACAACAACCTTGATTCGTCTGTAATCAAAAAATTCGGATTAGACCGTTTAACTGATACGGTAATCCTTCGGCTATTGGATGTCCGGATGGACCCAGATAACCCCTCTCAGCCAATCATCCCTGTATACAAGAAAATCCCAAATCGTGATGTCGTCATTATTGACGGAGCCTCATACGATATTGGCGCCATCTCTTCTGTGTCTGGAGACAAAATCTCTTTTTACGAGATTGGCTTTTGGAAAGATGAAGGCGGATTTAAGCGCTTGAATCCACGTACTGCTCGTGACCGAGACATTTTGGAGTTCTTGCTGCTCAGCAACTTCAATGGAAGTAACCCATACCGTGACCCGAATGTACGCCCTCTTTTTGAGGTGTTCCGTCCAGAAGAAAAGGCTAAGCAGCGTGTAGACCAGCGCCTTCAGCGAGTTCAGGCCATCACTATTGCAGCATCAATGACCGAAGAGGAGCTTCGTGAGTTCGCTGCATCTGTTGGATGGAATGAAGCAGAAGATGTTTACGTCCTCAAGGATAAGGCTCTTGATTGGTGCGACAGAGACCCAAAGGGTTTTGTTGAAGCTCAGTCAAGCCGTGAGCGCTACATCATGGCTACGCTTCGCCGTGCAGAGGCACGAGACATCATTGCCAAGAACATTCTTGAAAACGCATGGGTCTGGAAGGCATCAAATCAAACGATTTGCTCACTCCCACGAAACTCAGAGCGTGACATGTATCAATCATTTGTAGACTGGTATATGTCTAACGACGTAGCAGTAAAGATTTTCCACGAACTGGAAAGCATCATCTACGGTCGGAACCACGTGACCAAGTTGTCGACTCCAGAGCCTGAGCCTCAAGAGGAAGAGGTTAAGCCTCGCCGAGGGCGGGCTCGCACGGAAGAGTAAAAGGGTGGCTTAGGCCACCTTTTTTATTGTCTATAATTTCGTAGTTTTGTATAGACTATGGCCTCGATTAATTTAGACATATCTACGCAGTTAGACATTACGTGTAGACGTAATGACACGTTTAGCCTTGAAGTATCGTTTAAGGACGACACCGGCGCTGCTATTGACCTCACTGCATACAGCGATTTTAAAATGGAAGTTCGCCGCCACGACCGAAAGACAGGCAATCCTACATTGAGATTCACCAAGTTAACTGGTGAAATTACTGGTCTTTCTAATGGCAACATGACCGTTATTGCTACGGCAGCCACCATGAATATTTCCGGAGGCGAATATGTGTATGACTTACAGGCTACTACTGTTGGTGGAGAAGTATATACTTGGTTACGGGGCAAATTCACCATAAACGAAGACGTTACAATTTAATGGAAATAGATGTAACATCTCCAAGTGTAGCTCCGGCTGTAGTTGTTAGTCAACCCGGGCCAGTTTCTACTGTAGTCGTAGAAACAAAAGTATCATCTATTGACGTAAAAGGATATGTTTCGTCTAAAGCAGACGCCCACTACACCCACACACAATCAACTCCAGAGGCGGTTTGGACTGTTACACATAACCTAGGCAAAAAGCCATCGGTTGTTGTAGTAGATTCAGCGGACACCGTTGTTATGGGGGAGATTGAATATTTAACCACAAACTCTGTTCGTTTAACTTTTGTCGGAGCCTTTAGCGGCAAGGCATACTTTAACTAATCAAGATGGCTATTCAGTATCTATCATCCATAAACCTTGGTAAACTCGAGCTTCAGAATGCTCGGATTCATAACCTTGCCACCGCACCTAGCTCACCTGTAGCTGGTCAGATTTACTATGACACCACTACGCTCACGATGTACTTCTATCGTGTTGACCCAGTTACTCCTGCTAATAGCGGATGGGTTGACATCAAGGGTGACATCCAAGAAGTAATCGCCGGAAATGGTCTCACTGGCGGCGGCGATGGCGGCTCCATAACCCTCAACGTGGGTGCTGGAACTGGTATCACGGTAAATGCTGACACCGTACAGCTTGATATCACCAACAACCGAAACATTGACCACACTGGCCTTAACGTAACGGCAGGTGATGGTTTGACTGGCGGTGGTGAATTGACCGCAGGTGTTACGCTTAATGTTGTAGCAACTACCGACTCTGGTATCGAGGTTACTGCCGATGCTATTAGATTCAAGAACTACGCTAACCTTACCCAGTACAACATCCTGATGTGGGCTCCAGGAGGTCAGTTGCAGAACGCTCCTATTATCCGCACGGTAGACCTTGAGGACAACCCGACCATCACGATTCAGGGTAACCTTATCGTTACGGGTACGACCACTAGCGTAAACTCTAACGAGGTTAACATCGGTGATAGCATCATCAAGCTAAACTCTGATGCGACTGGCAATGCAACCCAGAACGCTGGATTCGAGGTTGAGCGTGGTGATGATGCGAACGTATCGTTCATCTGGGATGAGGCCGCTGACCGCTTCTCTACCATTAACCAGAAGTTCCACGTAGGTTCTGTTGATACCATCACCCCGACCAACACCGACTTCTTCTACGTATACGACAACAGCACTGGCGAGACTGGTGAGATTAAGAAGGCATCGGTTAACAGTATAGCTGACCTCGTAGGTGCACCTAAGTGGTACACGCTCGCTGACGAACAGGCTGCTGTTGTGAAGAGCGGTAACGTATTCACCATCACGCACCCGTTCGCTACCAGAGCCGTAATCGTTCAAATCCTTGACGCTACGAGCTACGAGACGGTTTACGTTGATGTCGCAAGACCCACCACGTCTACCGTTACTGTTACGTTCGCTAGCACCGTAACCAACGGAGCATACATCGCCATCCTGTCTGCCGCTAAGAGCACTGGAGACGATGTGGTGAACCAAGGACCTACTGGACCCTGATAATCTTGGGTAGTAATATCTTACTAGGGGGAGGCAATAGTCTCCCCTTTCTTTTTTGTACTTTTACAAAATGAAGAAGTGCAGCAAGTGCAAGCAAGTATTAGAAGATTCTAGTTTTAAAAAGAATGCCTCTAAGCCAGATGGATTAAGTACTGAATGTAAACCGTGTGTTTCTGAATACAATAGGCGTTATAGAGAAAAGAAAATACTAGAGTTTGGAGACGCTACAGAATACTATAAGCATTCAAAAAGAAATCATATTGGAAGGAAGCCAAACTTTGAAAAATATGGTGGTAAGGATGAGTATTACAAACAATTCTACATTAAGTACCAAAAAGGGAAAACAGAAAAAAGCGCCAAAGCTTGGCGTGAAAAAAATAAGCAACACATATCTGAGAAGAATAAGGAGTATCGTAACCGCAACAAGGAAAGATGTAGTTTGCTTTACAAAAATTGGGCGAAGAAGAAAAGGAGAGGTGTAAGGAGATTTGGATTTGAAATGTCTAACTCTGAATACCTAAGGGCGATATTTAAAGAAAATCCAGAAATTAAATTACGTTACTTGGCTAGGGTTCACTTATATAGATATATAAAAGGCAGGTTTGATAGCTATGAGTTCGTTGTTGGATGTTCCACGTCTTATTTTAAGCAATACATAGAAAGTCTATTCTTAGATGGTATGTCTTGGGACAATCACGGAGAATGGCATTTCGACCATATAGTTCCACTCTCGTCAGCAAAAACTGAAGCTGAGCTTCTATCCCTTAACAAGTATACTAACATTCAGCCACTTTGGGCAAAGGACAACCTAGCTAAGGGGAAGCGTATATTGTAATTCGTATCTTTGTTCGATACTATATTAGGCTGGTAAACTATGAAGTTTTTATCTCAGATTAACGTCAACACGGAATACACCCTGCCGTTCGTTGATGGCAACAATGGGCAAGTATTGACGACTGATGGCCAAGGTGCTGTCTACTGGGGTAATGTTAGCGCAGGTTCTACAAGTCTTGATGGGCTAACTGACGTTGAGATTACGTCACCGCAACCTGGTCAGATACTTAACTATAGCGTACCTCTCGGTGGCACAGTGGCAGTGTGGAGGAACATCACCTCTCCGTACGCACCGATTGCGTCTCCTACGTTTACAGGAACTCCAGCGGCCCCTACAGCACCTACGGCTACTAACACCACGCAAATCGCAACTACTGCGTTCGTAAAGGCTCAGGGATACCTATCATCATCTTCGTCAATAAATGACCTTGGAGATGTAACTATTAGCACGGTTGCTACTGGGCAGATTCTGCAGTGGAACGGCACTGCGTGGGTTAACGCTACGTTGTCCACCGTTGATTACGTGTCTAAGGTTCAGCACCTCGTTAAGTGTGGTGTTGCCGTAACTAAGGGTCAGGCGGTCTATGTTACTAGCGCTGACGGCACGAATATGATTGTCGGCCTTGCGTCTAACGCTAGTGAGGCCACATCATCTAAGGTTATCGGATTGGCCGTATCTACGGGTGCTATCAACGACCAAATCTTCGTTGTTACGGAGGGTCTAATCGCTGGCCTGAACACGTCAACAGCAACCGCTGGTGACCCTGTATGGCTCGGAACTGGTGGTAATCTAATCTTTGGATTGCTTAATAAGCCAGTGGCTCCAGCTCACTTAGTTTACTTGGGTGTCGTAACTAGAGTACAGCAGAACAACGGAGAAATCTTCGTTAACGTACAGAATGGATTTGAGTTACACGAGCTTCACGATGTGCTGATTTCATCACCATCGGCAGGACAGCTTCTGCGTAGAGACTCTGACGGCCTGTGGAAGAACTGGACCCCGAACTACCTAACCTCGCTCCCGACTCATAACCACGATGACAGATACTACACGGAGTCAGAGATAATTGCTTTCTTCGGGGGTGAGACTGAAATCGCTGGATATAATCAAACCAACTGGGACACGGCATACGGATGGGGTAATCACGCAACGGCTGGTTACGCTACGCAGGCTTGGGTTGGACTCAACTACTACAACGAAGGAGAGATTGATGATTTCTTCTCTGGGGCTGAGGCTATCTCTGGCTACAATAAGAGCAACTGGGATACTGCCTACAATGATAAGATTAGCTCTGCATCATTTAGCACAAGCACTGGTGTACTTACGCTTACGCAACAAGATACTGGAACCATTACCGTAGACCTAGATGGTAGATACCTTGAGTCTCTACCTTCCCACACGCACGCTGCATCTGATATCACATCTGGAACTCTATCAACCGATAGACTCCCAAAGCAAGAACTTGGTATATCTATTCAAGGAAACTTTGGACAGTGGGAGCCTCACGGTACATATACGAATCTAAATACAGATGTAGCATATTGGGGATGGAGTTTTGTTCAAGGAAACACTAATGCCCCACACTCTGGCTCTCAGCAGTGGTATCGTGGAAGATTTAGTCTTGGTGATGCCTATGGTAATGGCAGTGCTAGTGGCGATTATTGGATGGAGATTGCTATCCCTAGATACAACCAAGGAAGTAATTCTGGAAACTTATTCGTAAGAACTTGTGAGAACGGAACCATCAATGGTTGGCAGGGTGTTCGTGCAGCATTTGCTACTGACGCTGATACGCTTGATGGACAACACGGCTCGTACTACCAGGCAGCGTCTAGCGCTATTACCACTAGCAACATTGGTTCTCAATCGGTAGCTTACGCAGGCGAGGCAGGATTTGTATCTAATCAGGGCGGACAGCTTCTCCGTTTTGACAATAGAACAATTTCTCCTTCAGAGACTAACGCTGGATATTTACAGTTTGGCTTTACCTCTTGGGCAAATAATAATACTGGAGTTTGGGCTGATTACCTACATCTTCGTTCATATACTGACGGAAGTGGTGGTAATGACAACCTAGTTATGTTCAAGAAGGATGGTATTGGAATGCGAATTTGGCAACAGTCATTCGGCTCCACAACCGCATACTCATCATACGCTGACGTTTGGACAACAGGAGATTTTTCATCAACCAACGTATCAAACTGGAACGCCGCATACAACGACAGAATCACAGCAGTGGCGGTATCAGGAACTGGAACCAAGACGCTTACGCTCACCCAGCAGGACGGTGGTACGCTTACGGCTACGTGGACCGACTTTGATAGCGATACTGACCAACAGGAGCTTACTTGGGAGCAGGGAACTTCCACCCTCTCAATATCCAACGGAAACGCCGTAATTCTTTCTGGTTTCGCTACTGAGGATTATGTGCTTTCTCAAGGATTTGTAACGTCTGCTGGAACCGTAGCTGGAGTTGTAAGGACCGTCACTGGAACCAACTCCGCCGAACTCGTCCGTGGCAATATGGGCGACAACGACCAAGCGAGAATTCTTGTCGGGGCCAC